TGATCCATGCGGCTGCCGTGCGAGCGGTACATCAGGCTCTGCGCGCTCCGTGGCCAGCCCACGGTACAGATCCATCGTGCGCTCACACGGCTGAGCTACCCGCCTCCTGACCAGATCCCAGAGCTCGAGGTCGGCGTCCGCCGCGTCGTCGAGGAGTGCGCGCAGATCCCGCAGACGTCCAACGGCCCTTCTGACACCGTCCTGACGAACTGGCAGCTCCAGTCGGCGTGGAACGACCCGAACCTCCTCCGCGAGGTCGAGTACATCAGCCGCTACCCGGACCTCCGTCGCTTCATCGACATGTGCCTCATCGCTGGGACGATGCCGCGCGACGTGAAGAAGATGCTGGAGACGCGCCAGAACGTCTTCCTCGATCCCGAGGTCCTGGTGCTCTACCAGCACCTCATCATGGACATGACCATCCTCGCCGAGTACGAGGCGGACCTCTTCTTCGAGGTTCACCTTCAGGGCGACATCTACCGGAACTGCCACGCCCTCGGTACCGACGGAGCGCTCTTCTACTCCGGCGAGCAGGTCACGTTCAACCCCGACGAGGCCTTCGAGTTCGTCTGTCAGGGCGCCTACATGAAGATCCGGGAGCTCCTGCTCTTCGGAGATGCCAAGGCCAGCGCTGCGGCGGTCAACAACTACGCGAAGGCCATGGAGTCGGCGCACAAGATGATGGGTCCGACCGCCGCCTTCAGGAAGCTCCAGGCCCGCATGGAGCAGTACCGGATCGCGACGGCGCCGGTGCCCTCTGAGCGTGTCGGCCCAGGCCTCGACGTTGCTGGTCACCTCGGCGGACGCGTCGAGCTCGTCGACATCAACAGTATGCTGGAACAAGTCCTCCATAAGTTCAAAGAGAACCTACAACCACAGCTACCATCAGGGGAGTAACACATGAACAGCACTCCGAACCGCATGAAGATCGAGGAGGCCAAGAAGGTCTTCCAGGATCGCCCGGACTTCTGGGGCGTCGGCGGCGGCGAGTTCAGGCCGGAGATCGAGTTCGAGCTGGACGAGCTGGCCATCGGCAGCATCATCGTCAAGTACGCGATGAAGGGCATCGCTGGCATCTACCAGTTCTTCGGACCGTTCGTTCCGACGGAGGGCCCGCTCAACGCGAAGTTCTTCCAGCGCGCCGACGCCGAGCTGGCCATGCAGGCCGAGGCGGTGAACACGCGCTACTTCCTCGAGTACACGCCGGAGGCCGAGTCCTACTTCCTGGCCTTCGACTTCGCCAACCGCACGCTCATCAGCGCGGACGAGATCCAGAAGATCGCCCGGGAGTGCGCCCACCGGCTGATGGCTCGGTGGCAGCAGATCCAGCGGGACGGGCAGCGGACACGGAACGAGGCGGCGTCTGCGCGGATGCGCGCGCAGGGGCGCAAGCACGGGAGTTGACGTGTTGCGTGCACCGGCGACCAACCTGGAGAACGAATGGTGGTGGGTTCCCATCACCGAGGAGAACTTCTCCGTTCTCAAGGTCGCCGAGCTGCGCGAGGAGTTCTCGCTCTACCCGCACCAGCAGCGCGCCGTCAAGAAGATGCACGAGAACGGCGGGCACCTCCTCATCGCGCACGGGACAGGGCTTGGGAAGTGCCTGGAAAGGCAAACTCCAATTTTTACTGATCGCGGCATGCACCCTATCGGGGACTTGTTCTGCGGGGATCTGCCCGACGATGTGGACGAAGAGGTAGCAGATCCACCTGCGCCGATGTGGACGCTCGGGGTCGACGATTGTGGGCGAACAGTACGGACGCGGGTAGAGAAGCTGTTCCGCATGCGCATCCCCTTGTCAGAGCCGATGCTGCGTATCAAAACTCGTATGGGCGTCGAGTTCACAGTGTCCCTGAACGAGCCCTTGCCGCACGTTACCTCTGATGGGTCGGTAGATTGGGCACCGGCGCAGGACTGGGTTCCTGGGAACTACGTAGGTGTCCCGAGGTGTGTGAGCGTGCCATTTGAGGTAGACGCTCCAGCTTGGCTGGTAGAGGTGCTGTCGTGGCAGATTGCCGAAGGGTCAGAGGCGATCAACACCCCGCGTGCTAATTCAGCTACTGTCACACAGAAAGACACTGCTGTCCTGGATAGGCTGAAGAGTCTCCTTGAGCACCACGGTGGGTTTACCGCAGGCATTACGTACGAGAGGAGGAAGGGCACTGCGTATTTGCGCGTGTGCGACGCTCGGTACCGCAACCTGCTTGAGGAGTATGGGCACACTTGGGGGCACCGGTCGAAGGACAAGCGCCTTCCGCCGGACTGGGTGTACCTGCGCGATGATCTCGCGAAGCTGTGCCTTCGGTGCCTGTTCGACGCAGAAGCGTACGCAGGCAAGGATCAGGTAGAGTTCTCGTCAGCTAGTCGCGTCCTGATCGACCAAGTAGCGTTCATGCTCCTGCGGTTCGGCATCCGCGCTAAGGTGTCGTCAAAGTGGGCGTGTGCCACAAACAGTTCGAACCCGAAGCGCAGGAAGTACTGGCGACTTACGCTTCTGGGCGAGAACATGCGCAGGTTCGCCGACCACATCGGCTTCGGGGTAGACTACAAGGTAGCAGCGTTGGCGGTGGCAGCGGAGCAGCCAGCGCACCGTTGGTCTGCTACTGGTATCGACGTGTCGAACGTGCTCGCACGAATGCGCTCGATGGGCGTGATGTTCGCAGCGCGTGGTACGAGTCGGCGCGCAACCACGACCGTGACTAGCGTAGCCAACGTGTTGGACGTAGCTAGTAGGCTCGAGTCTCCGCCCACGCACGACCCTAGTCGAGGCGGCACAGCCGGAAAGTGGGCCGAGCGCACCGCAGCTGCGTACGCAGCGCACGAGCCAGAGATCAAGCGACTCGCGGCGAACTTGCGAGCTCTTGCCGAAAGCGACCTCACGTTTGACAAGGTTGTAGAGATCGAGGAAGTGTGGGGCGACAGGGTGATCTACGATCTGCAGACAAGCGCGCACAACTTTTTGGCTGGGCACAATATCGGGCTAGTGCACAACTCTGTAACGTCCCTGGCTGCCGCAGAGGACGCCCTTGACGGGCGCGGGTCGTTCCGCACCGTCGGCGGCAGACACCTCGCACTCGCGGTCGTGCCTGCAGGCCTGCGTGTCAACTTCGTGGAGAACGTGCGCAAGTTCACGAAGCGCAAGGTCGAGATCGTCGACAACATGAAGGAGCTGGACTTCCTGCAGAAGCGGCTCGACGAGGGGAAGCCGGTCCCGCCGTATCTCGTGATGTCCTGGGACCTGCTCCGTCAGGATCCACAGAAGGTGCGTGCGCTGCAGCCGCGGATGGTCATCTTCGACGAGATGGACACGGCCAAGGACCCGAAGTCGTCGAACTACGCCGCTGCGCGGATCGTGCGTCAGGGCGTACCCGGCTCCGTGGGCCTCGCCGCCAGCTTCGTCTCGAACACACCAGACGACCTGCCGGTGCTGCTGTCGATCACCTCGGACGGGAAGGTGCCGCACAACCTGCCGTTCCGGGACATGGTGACGACCAAGATCGACAACGTGAAGTCGCTCTTCGGGGGGACGAAGCCCGTGTTCCACGTGGACCGGCCGGATGTCATTCAGCAGCTGGGACAGTTCCTCGACTTCGCCGACCCCAACGAGCTCGACGACATGCCCGCTGCGGTCACCGAGTACGTCCCGGTGGAGATGTCCAGGGAGCAGCACAAGTTCTACCAAGACCAGATGAAGAAGGCGCCCAAGTCGCTGGTCGCCAGGATCATCCGCGGACAGTGGACCGGCAGCAGCGGCCGGAACCGGGCGATCAGCGCCCGGCAGGCGGCGCAGTCCACCTTCAACAAGTACGGCGAGTCGGACAAGACGCTCGACACCAGCTCGAAGGTCCAGAAGATGGTGCAGGACGCACAGACGCACCTGCAGGAGTCGAAGCGGAACAAGATCGTCATCTACTCCAACTTCGTCGACGCCGGCGTGCGTCCGATCCACATGGCGCTGAAGCGCGCGGGCATCCCGCACTCCGTGTTCATCGGGCAGGGCCACGAGGTCGACGACACCGTCATCAACGAGGCCGAGCGGACGCAGGCGTACAGGGACTTCCAGGAGGACCGCACCCGCGTCATCGTCGTCTCGGGCGCGGGCGCGAAGGGCCTGAATCTGAAGACCGGCACGATGTTCATGGCTGCCGAGGGCCACTTCAATCCGGAGATCATCCGGCAGGCCCAGGCACGCATCCGCCGGCTGGGCGCGCACAAGGACGTCCCGAAGGAGGAGCGGAAGGTCTTCATCCGCCGCTACCTCAGCGTCGAGCCTGCGCCGGGGCTGTTCAAGCGAATCAAGCGCGCCGTCAAGGGCGAGCCGAAGCACCACAAGACGACGGACGAGTGGGTGTACGACGTGGCCCGTGCGAAGCACTTCACGAACGAAGGCGTTCGGATCGCGCTGCAGGGACGGATCCCGCTCATGCCCGGCCAGAAGCCGCCGAAGGGCGCGAAGATGGCGCAGACCGCCCCGCACCCCGGTGTGCCGACCGCTCCGCCGACGACGTCTACCAGGGACACGGCGCACATGAAGGCGCCGAAGATGGAAACCGCTGAGAAGAGGATGCGCGGCCCGTTCAAGTACATCTCGAAGCACCGTAGTCCTACGACAGGCAAGTGGGTCTACAAGTACCCGGAGGCTCTGTAGATGACCGACATAGAGGCACAGGCAGTAAGGACAGCGTTCTCCGGAATGGCCGACCGTGTCATCTCTGGGAAGGTACACTTCAAGATGATCGGGCAGAGCGGCCACGGTGGCGCAGATGTCGTGGACCCCAACGGGTGGGTCAACGTCATCGTCGTGAGCACCGAACCGATCCCGTCGGGCTCCGTCGAGCTCAAGGTCGGCGGGAAGTCGCTGGCGAGCGTCACATGAAGTTCATCGAGGACATCCTCGTGTGTCTCTGGGCGCTGTTCGTATACCCTGTGCTCTACGTGCTCGTGGAGTATCAGGTGCAGAGGATGACGAGGAGGGCAGCGGCATGATCGGGAAGCACGCGGACGCACTCACCGCCGGCGCGCTGGCGCAGCAGGCGATGCACCACGGGAAGATCTCGAAGACGCAGTCGAAGCGCTCCAAGACCATCGGTGAGCACGCCGAGCGGCTGACGCACACCTCGCGGTCCGGGCTCGTCTCTCCGGAGGCGTCCGACGCCGCCGGCCGCGCAGCGGCGAGCTTGACGAAGCGGTCGGTGGACGAAGCGAAGGCGTCGAAGCGACGAGGGGCGCTGGCGCGCACGGCTCAGGAACTGGCAGCGAAGGCTGCAGGAGGAACGGTATGAAGACGATCGGGCAGAAGGCGCAGATGCTGTGCAAGGTTGCGCAGGCGCCGGTGACGCCGGAGGACAAGGAGAAGCTCAAGGCCTCGGCCGAGAAGAACCTCGGCAAGGTCACCAAGGGCATCAAGGACGTCCGCGACATGCGTGGTCGCCTCAAGGAGCTCGACCGCATGGTCGCTGCGTCCAAGAAGGGCAAGAAGGGCAAGAAGGGCAAGAAGGTCGCTTACAGCGGCCTGTAGCAGCGTGATCGCGCTCTTCTTCATGTTGGCGCTCTCGTGCGTGTCAGAGCCTCCTGACCCAACGGCGCGCGAGCTACGTACACAGGAGGTGGAGGTGCAGTTCATCCTCCTGGAAGAAGAACTCATGGAGGTCGAGGCCTTCGACTCTGACGCTCCGAGACCGTTCGATGATGAGTGTGCACTGGGGGACGAAGATCTCGACGAACACCTACTTCTGGAGTTGTTGGGGGGCTACGATGTCGACCGATGACCGCGACGACTGGAGCACTCCTGCTGAGGGTCCAGCACCTGAACGCAGCAAGCGGCTACGCGACATGACGACCATGGAGATCTTGTGGGCGTTCTTCAAGAACCATACCGGCAAGACCACAGGCATCACGTCGCTGATCATCATCGCTCTTCAGGTCGTCTTCGGCATTGACACGTTGCTCCCAGAGGAGCGGCTCAAGGCGTCAGCAACCACCGCAGTCGAGGAGCGTCTGGAGGGTGCCGAGGCGATGCTGGCCAAGTACGCCGAGGACGCAGCGGAGCGTGAGCAGAAGGTCATCGACGCGCTCACGCGAGTGCAAGGTCTGGAGAAGCGACTGACCGGTACGATGCAGCGCGTGGACGTCGCCATCGCCGAAGCGCACGAAGCCGCCGATCGAGTGGATAAGAAGGTGGACACCGAGGTGGGCCACGTCCGCGAGTCCATCACTGACAAGCTCGCTGCAGTCCGAACCGCTCTCGTGGCGCTTAGAGACGTGTCGCTCGAGAAGATGAAGTACCTGGACAAGAGCGCCAGGGAGACGGACGAGAAGCTGAGCACCTACGAGCGCCGCCTGCAGGAGCTCGACGACGCCGTCGACGACATCGAGAAGTACCTGGGCATCGGGTTCAGAGTGCGGACACCGAGAGGTGAGAATCCATGAGCGCGCTGACCGCGAGAGGTGCGCTGAATAAGGAGAAGTAGACCATGCCGTTCAAGTCGAAAACTCAGATGAGGAAGTTCTACGCGCTCGAGGCCGAGGGTAAGCTCCCGCAGGGAACTGCGAAGCGCTGGCTCGCGAAGTACGGGAAGCCCACGAAGGAGCGCGTGGCGAAGAAGAAGCCGGCAGATCCGCCGCTGATGAAGAAGGCGAGTGTTCTCGGCGCAGCTGCAGCGGCTAAGGCTGGCGGTCCGAAGGTGCTGCTGACGGTACTGAGCGGGGTGCGCAAGAAGTAGTGCACTTCCCGAGACGACTGCAGCGGCTCGAGCGCGCCGGGGACGTCATCGCGCCAGACGATCCGTTCGCCGTCCTCCCGTCCCTGCTCATCAACCAGCTCGTGATGATCCAGGCCAGTGGGAAGAAGATCCCGATGTCGTACGAGGGGCTGCCATATCTGCGGCAGCAGATCGACGCGTTCCCGTCGCACCCGAAGCAGATGTTCATGTACGGGCGTCAGACGTACAAGTCGTCCAACATCGCAGCGCAGATCCACGCCTACATCAACACCCTCGGCCTCACGTGGCAGTACGTCTCGGCGACGATGGAGCAGGCGCGGGAGTTCTCGCAGTGGAAGCTCGACGGCGCCATCCGCGACTCCGACATCCTCTCCGGCTTCTTCGATCAGACCGGTACGCGCCGGCCGTACAACGTGAAGCGGAAGGAGTCCTTCGCCGGCGGTCGTGTCCTGGTCGGCACAGCGTACGGCGACGCTGCCCGGATTCGTGGTAACCCGGCGGACGCTCTCTCCATCGATGAGATAGCGCTCGTCGACCTGGACGCCATCGGAGTCCTGCGGGAGTGCCTGTCGGCGTCCACCTACGGCTGGGAGCTCCACGCTGGGACACCGCTGTCGACGGACAACCCGCAGTGGATCATCTGGTCGGAGCGGTCGAAGCAGCACGAGTGGGCCGTCCCGTGCCACCGACACTCGCCGACGGTCTGGAACGTATTGGGCGTGCGTAATCTCACCCCGGACGGCATCGTCTGCGAGCGCTGTGGGAAGCCGATTCATACTCAAGAGGGGCGGTGGGTCGTCACCTCTGAGCCCAACATGTACACCTACGACTCCTTCAGGCTCCCGCAGATCGCCAATCCGCACGCGAAGTTCGGGGAGATCCTGCGGCGTCTGATCGACGAACCGATCGTCACGATGCGCGAGTCCTTCGCCTACTCCGTCGAGCAGGCCAAGGAGGTCTTCAGCGACACGTTCCTCGCGGGACTCTCCGACAAGAACTTCCGCATCGCTCCGGAGAACTTCGTGCGGCTCTCCACCACGCGCCCCATGGTCGCTGGTATCGACTGGGCGCAGCCGGACCCGAGGGACCCGCACGCCGCCGGCGCCGCTACGACGCTCACGCTCGGTTGCTACACCGGCCCAGAGAAGTTCACCTGGGTGGCCGGCTTCCGCTTCCGCGGCGACCCCGACGACGACCTCAACCAGATCTGCGAGATCATCGACAGGGTAAAGGCGCACCGGATCGTCGCCGATCACGGCGCCGGGTACAGTCGGAACAACACGCTGATGAACCGGTATGGCTTCCCGCGGTTCACGATCTGCAAGTACAACCGCCAGGACGCCCCGATCACGATCAACGCCAACAGCTTCAGGCTCAGCGTGGACCGGAACACCTGCCTGGACTCGTTGGCGACCAACATGCGGCTATTCCCGCACAAGTACGGCCTGCCTTGTCGTCGAGACATGGAGCGCGCGCACTGGTGGCAGGACCTCCGCTCCGTCCTCGTGGAGTACGACTCGTTGGGGAACACGTTGTTCGTGAAGCGTTCCGGTAAGACCGACGACCACTGGCACTCGATGTTCTATTGCTTCCTGGCAGCCCACTTGATCCAGCCGCGGATGGACGTTCTGGCGCCGATCCTCACCAAGGAGGGTGAGGACGACGACTAACTTGAAGCGGCGCGGATACTGTGGTAACTTTTCGGCAGGATCCCGGAGGTGTACCCATGCCTACGTTTGAGCCCAACGAATACACGGAGATGGCTATCAAGGCGAAGAACGCCCTGGTAGACTCCGGCGTTCCCCTGAACGACACCATCGCCAAGATCGCAGAGGCTGAGGATCTCGACCTGAAGCAAATCCGTCTCGTGGCGAACTTCACGAACCGCTTCACGCGGGCCGCTCTGGCGAAGACAGCGAGCTTCATCGAGTTCGACATCGCCGACGCGGACGAGGTCGAGAAGCTCCTGGCGGCCATGAAGGTCGACCGTGTGTTGGCCAAGCAAGCCAACGACCCGGCGGCGAGCTTCAGCGCGCAGCAGTCCGGCCCCGTCGTGGTGGACTCGCCGGCCCCGAAGTGGGGCGCCCTGATACCTGCCCCGGACTTCACGACCCTGGCGCAGAAGCTCATGATGGCCAAGACGAAGTTGGCCATGGCGCTGCAGAACCTCGACGCACAGGTCGACGGACTGGCGAAGATGGCCAGCTGTGAGATCACGCCCGGAGAGATCATGATGGCGGCGGCGATCGTGGACGGCGCGGATCTGCCCTTCTGCCTGCACTTCTGCTCCAAGAAGTTCGACCCGGACGACTGCGACGACGTCACGAAGTACGCCGGGATGGAGCTCGACGACAACGACGCGCTCGTGAAGGCTTTCAAGCTCCTGAAGGAGGCCTCCCACGAGTACGTGGAGCTGCTCCCAGAGCACGAGAAGACCGCCGTCATCGGAGCGCTCAAGTCGCTCGGTGCCTGGGCGGTCAAGAACCCCATGAAGAAGCTCACCACGCTTCTCCTCGGATCCGCGCTGGCCTCCGGTGCGGTGAAGGGCGCCCAGACCATGAAGGCTGGGATGAGCAAGGGTGCCGGGGTGCCGAAGACGATCCGTCAGCTGCGGTCGAAGATGGGCGCGCCGGCGTTGACTCCGATGGGGGTGTAGCATGACGCAGATGCACTCGTTCGCGTCCCCGTTCGCACCGGTGCCGAAGCGGTCGCTCGGCGCGGCAGCAGGTAAGCTCGCCCGTACCGCTGGCAAGATCGGCGCCCTGGGCGTGCTGGCGCCGCTGACGTCGCTGGCGCTGCTGGGCATGCTCGAGAAGAAGGAACAGGCCGGCGAGAAGATGACCCGCGGCCGCGACTTCGAGCAGGCGATCCGTGAGGCACCGTCGCTCCAGCAGGACCGCGCCATGGCCGCCAAGCACTTCCGCACCCTGCGCCGCGTCGCTCCGGACATCTCGAAGGACCCGCAGCTCGCTGCCGGGATGATGAAGAAGATGCAGGCCTACGTCGACAAGGACGACGGGGGGCTGGATCCGACGGTCATCCAGAGCCTCATGCTCCGTAAGGAGCCGACCACCATGAAGAAGTACGACATCGCCTCGAGGACCCTTCCGTCCACGAAGGTCGACGTCGCAGCGTGGGACCTCTGATGACGAGGGACGCGGTCATCCCCGTCGACTTCAGTCGCGGGCTGGAGAAGCACTGGGAGGTGCCCACGGTCACCCCCGAGGGCTACCGTACGATGATCGCGCTGGAGCTGCAGAAGCACGCCTCGCTCGGGGTCACCGATGACGAAGCGCGGGCGCTGTCTCCAGAGACGGCCAAGTTCGTCAACAAGCTCGCCAACGACGACCCCAACAGCACCTACCAGATCGTCATCCCTATCGGCATCGGTGACTCTTGGGGCATCAACTTCCGCGGCGACCTCGTCTACCGTGACCAGATGATCCCGGACGTCAACTCCGAGGCGTACCGGAACCGCCCGTACGGCTACCCGACGTTCAAGAGCGGCCACTTCTTCGCGCACCATCGGAACAAGCCGGCGAAGGGCCATCCCATCCTGGGCGACGTGCCCTTCGTCACGCTCAACCCGAAGATGCAGTGGATCGAACTCGTCGTGCGGGCGCACCTGCCGTCCGTCGAGGAGCACCACCCGGAGCTACTGTCGCAGATCATCAGCGGCGCGTTCCCGGTGAGCATGGGTCTCCTCGCCATCGCCGACGTCTGCCTGAAGTGCGGCAACGTCCGTAAGGGCCCGACCTCGCGGCCCTGCAAGCATATCATGCCACCGAGTCGTGGCGGCGAGCTCGGGAAGATCTACAAGGACGGCTCTGTGGCCGGGATGAGCAACATCCAGCCGCGCTTCTTCGACATCTCTTTCGTGAACCGCGGTGCCGACTCCATCGGCTTCAGTCTGAAGAAGGTGGCGGACGCCGAGCCCGCCCGCGACGAGCAGGAGATGATCACCATCCGACGTGCCCTGAACACGATGAAGCAGAAGGGCGTCCTGGAGAAGATCAAGAAGATCCCGAAGAAGGATGACCCGGGCGAGCTGGAGAAGTTCTCGAAGATCAAGAAGGCTCTGGCCGCGCTCGCGCGCGAGGAGCCCGACATCGATCCGACGGCGCTGATGAAGCAGGCGAAGGCAGGCGGCCTCGGGCTGCTCGACGCCATGGCGATGTCCGGCATACTCCTGCGACCGCACGAGTTCCAGACGGCCTACCTGGGCGCCACGCACCCTGCTCGCGCCGGCGAGCTGCTGCTGGCGAAGCGCACCTTCCCGATGACTCCGGCAGATCTGACGGCGATGCCGAGCATGACCGATCTGCCGTTCCGGGTCACTCCGTCCGGTGTGAAGCTGTGGGTCGGGCAGAACCTGAGCCCGTGGAAGTCTTGGGATGCTCAGATGCTGATCCACCGGATGCTCGCGCCGCAGCCCGTGGTGCAGTCGGTGGTTCCTGCGCAGGCGTGGACGCCTGACCTGAACGACGCTACGTTGAAGGTCGAGTACCTCAAGCACCTCACGAAGGCGCTGTCGGCGCTCATCGAGAAGGCAGCGTCGTACTCCGGGCCGGAAGGCATGGAGTACGTCAGCGACCCCGACGCCCTCGAGGTCCAGAAGCAGGCCGGGCTCGGCGCCCTGGCGACCGTGCTCCCCGCGATGTACTTCGCCAAGCTCCTCGGCGCAGACATCTCCGCTGGTGCCGCACCTGGGATCGGAGCCTCGCAGGACCTTACCGGGAGCGGTACCAAGGCCGAGCGGTCCGTGCTGCAGAAGCTCCTGATGTTCAACCCCTTCCTGGCGACGAGCTTCGCAGGCGTCGCCGGCAAGGGAGGGGCAGCCGTCGTGAACAAGCTCGACGACCTATTGCTGCGGAGGTTGATCAAGGCATGAGCCAGTACGCCTACAGCTACGGACCCTACGCACCGCAGAGCAGCGGCAGCAGCATGCCCCTCGGTGCGAAGCTGCTGCTGGCAGGCGCCGGCGGCCTCCTCGCGCACCGCGGGCTGGTGGGCGCGAAGCGCTTCCTCATCATGAACAAGCTCAAAGCCGGCGCGCTCAAGGGACTCACGCGTGACCAGAAGGTCGCTATGCTCAAGGACATGAAGCTGAAGAAGCCCTACGAGCGCTGGGCTCAGGGGAAGTTGAAATGAGCGTGAAGAAACGTCTATTGAAGTTCGCAGTGCGCCATGGGATCATCTCCAAGCAGAAGGCGACGAAGATGGTCTTGAGGCACTACAAGAAGCGCGCAGGCAAGGCCACGAAGCGCTTCGTCAAGAACTTCAAGGCTGAGCTGGGGCGGTAGGAGACGTCATGGAGCACATCGGACAAGCAGCAGCGGCGCTCACGAAGGTCGCGTTCTCGCCGAATCTGCTCAAGCCAGGACTGAAGCGTCTCGGGGCGTTCTTCACTCGTGGCGGCGCCAAGCCCGTGTCCGGCGCGGTGCGCAAGCAGGTCGGGCGCAGCGCCGACGACCTCGCAGGGCAGGCTGTTCGGCAGCAGGCGGCGAGGAAGGCGGCGTACCGAGCCGCTCCGGCCGGAGGGGCAACGACTGCTATGTCGCCTCGAGAGATCATGGCGCGGAAGAAGGGTGTCGGCAGCCTCACGCCGGCGCAGAAACGCGGCTACCTGAAGACGCAGGGCAAGGCCACCGCAGGCGCTGGCGCGGCACAGCCGGCGACGACGTCTACCGGCAGTATCTTCGCATCGAAGGCGCCCATGCCGAAGCCCACGGCACAGCCTGCACCGAAGCCGAGCCCTGCGCTCGATTCAGGTATCGGCGGTCAGGCGCAGCAGCTGGCTGCGGCGAGCCCGTCCGGTACGGTGTTCTCGCGGCTGGCGCCGACCAAGGCTGGCGCGCACCGTCGTGCGATGCACCGTGGCGAGAAGTCGCTCGCTGCGCAGCAGGTCAGCAACCAGCGTGCCTTGGAGCTGGCCAAGCAGCGCAAGGCCGCCATCGACACCGACCGGGCGTGGGTGGGCAACATGCGCGCGCAGGGCATGAGCGACGACGCCATCCGGCAGCAGCTGGCGCAGCGCGGTGCCAAGGGCAAGCACACGTTCGGAGGCGACGCGACCTACGTCGATGACGTCATGGGCGTCGCGGCGCCGGCGGCGGCCGCACCTGCCGCAGCCGCTGGCGGAGCAGGTGCTGCAGGAGCGGCGGGTGCAGCAGGCGGCGCAGCCGCGCCGGCCGCAGCTGCCGGCGGTGGCGTGCTCCAGCAGCCGCTCAGCGAGAGCGCTCGAGGCTTCGCGGGCATGTCCCCTGCCCAGATGTGGGACTGGATGAGGAAGAACCCGGGCAAGGCAGTGCTCGGCGGGGCAGCCACGGTCGGTGGCCTGCACGTCGCAGGCAACGTGCTCGGTGGAGGCGGACGTCGTCGTGGCGGCGGCGCCGTCGTGACGTACTAGGGAGGGTACCATGCGTGACATCGACAAGCCGGACGTCCTCGACGAGCTGGAGAAGGACGCCATCTTCGGCGCGATCGGTCGCCGAGCCATGCTGAAGCGGATCTCGGCCACGCTGGGTCCCCACGCCGCGGAGGGGCTCAGGGCCAACCCGGCAGAGCTGAAGAACATCCACCGGATGCTCAAGAACATCCCGAAGGGTGGCACCACGGGCACCGTGGACCTCGCGCAGGTCGCGCCGGGGTTCCACAAGAGCATCCTCAAGGGCAAGCCGCTGGAGGGCGAGATGCTCAACCGGATGGTGAGCCCGTCGCAGCGTTCGGCGCTCGTGCGCCCCGCGGAGCCGGATACCATTCCGGGCATGCTCGGGAAGACCATGCGGAAGAATCCGCTCGGCACGCTCATCGCCGGCGGCGGTCTCGGGCTGGCCACGAAGAAGCTCCTGGAGAAGAGCAAGCCCTCCAGCGACCGCGGCGGCGGTGGCGGGCGCGCAGTCGTCGTCACCTGATCCTCAAGAAGCCTTCCCTGAGTACCTGATACTCACGACACGTTTTTTTAGTATTGACATGGCCTGAACGGGCATGGCAATATGATAAGCGTCATCAGGAGAGAGCGCCTCCGGGCGCGAAGACCTCTACCCCAATACAGGAACGAACGAGGAGGATCCACATGAGCGGGATGACCTGGGACGAGGCACTGGCGCAGATCTCCACGACCCCGGAGGAGCGAGACGCCGAGATGCTGAAGAAGATCGCGTCGACCGGACACGCCCTGGAGCAGCGCGGGATGTCGTGGGAGGGCCTCTCCAACGAGCAGGCCGCCGGCATCCTCGAGGAGATCGGCGTCACCCCCACCGACTTCGCGCGGCTCGTCGAGCAGCAGAAGGAGGAGGGCGCGGCCGCGGAGACCCCCGAGAAGGCGGACCCCGAGAAGGCCGAGGGCGCGGACCCCGAGAAGGCGGACCCCGAGAAGGCGGACCCCGAGAAGGCCGAGCCGACCACCGACGCGCCGGACGCCACCAAGGACTCCGTCCCCGAGGGCGAGGTCGAGTTCTCCGACGAGGCCAAGAAGGCCTTCCAGGAGAAGGTGCGGGGCATGACCCAGGAGCAGTGGGTCGCCTTCATCGACGAGCTCACCGACGAGCAGGCCGAGAACGTCATGCGGCTCATCGAGGCCGACCCCGAGAAGGTCGCCGCGTGGGCCGCGATGGAGGAGGCCGCGTACTACGGCACCATGCGCGCCTTCCGTGACGCCGAGGCCGAGAAGGTCGCGGCGGCCGAGCCCACCGCCGAGGAGACGGCGATGGACGAGATCAACGGGATCCTCGACAAGCACCTGCCCAGCGGCGACAAGTAGCCGCGAGGAGGGACGGGCCATGCGCAGCATCGCAGAGATCACTGCCGGGAAGAGCGTCGAAGAGATCGTCGACTCCTTCCTTGGCAGCGAGCCCGCTCCCGAGGCAGAAACTCCGGAGGTGGAGCACGTGGCCTCGGCCGCGGACCTCGAGGCAGACGTCTCTCAGACGGCGCCGGGTTTCCCGGAGCATCTGGAGAAGCTCGCCGACATGTGCGACGGATTCGCGGACCAGCTCTCGGAGCTGCCCAAGACCGCCGCTCTGACCGGGGACATCCGCGTCGAGTTCGCAGACATGAAGCCCCCCGTGGCCGAGCAGGACTCCGACATCGAGTCCATGCTCGACCGCGTGCTGGGCGAGGGAGGTGAGTCGTGAGCATGACCGTGGGTCAGATGCAGGACTACCTTCGCAGCATGTCGGAGAACCTCCGGTACGCCGCGGGCAGGATCCGGACCCTGGAGAAGGAAGCGTCGGAGCAGGAGCTCGCCTTCAAGGAGGCGTCCCTGGCCGACACCCTGATCCGGTCCGGACTCGCGAAGGACACCAACGAGGCGCAGGAGAAGATCCGGAAGATCGCGAGCATGAGCCCCGTGGAAGTCGCCGCCGAGATGGTGGCGGATCCCATGGACATGTTCGTGAGCGACGGTGACGTTCCGGGCGCCAGGGACGAGAACATGCAACCGATCCTGACGGCGGAGGGTGCCCTCGAGCACTTCCGCAGCCAGGGCTGAGAAGAAGGAGAGAAGCCATGCCGGCCATCCCCGCACAGAGCCAGCAGAAGCCGAACATCCGCATCCTGGATCGGGTGAAGCTGGGCGACTTCGTCACCAAGGCCGCTCCCCCCGACGCGAACCTGCGCGAGGGCGAGTGGATGATCATGGATCCGACCACGGACGCCTGGGCGCGCGCGCTCAACGGCTACGCCGGGGACGCGATCAAGGCCTGCTTCCCGGTCATCGGCAAGCAGACCGAGCACATGAACAAGGCGCTGCGGCAGACCGCGCGCGGGCCCCAGGGCGCCGTGCCGCTCTACCTCGGCAGCCTGCCGATGGTCATCGAGACCAAGATGTACGACTCGGAGGACTCCTTCGGCGTCGGCTCCATCGTGGAGATCGGGACCATCACCGTCGACGACGGCGGCGTCTACGACGGCATCACCTTCAGCGGGTTCATCGCGGGAGGCACCGGCGGCATCCCCGCGGGCCGCGTCCTGCGCGATCCGTCGACCAACGGCAACTGGCTGCGCGTCCTCGTGACGTTCTGCTAGTGGAAGAAGGAGGATCATCATGAACGCGCGTGACGCACTGGAGCTGAACCGCCGCTGGGCACAGAACTGGAACTCCGGCGACGGCGTCGAGAAGAACGCCGCCTTCAACCGCCGGTGGATCCGTGACCACGCGGACGAGGCCTCCTTCTTCGAGAAGGTCATCAAGGCCGACCCCGTCAACCCCGAGGAGTGCGACCGGGACGTCGACCACAAGACGCCCGTCATGATCGAGGAGATCCGCGAGGGCTCCTGGGCCATGCCGATCACCTTCGACGGCGAGACCGCCGCCGAGGTCCGCATGGGGTCGCGGTACCTCATCACCTTCCAGAAGCTGCAGACGGCGGAGCACCGCTACCGCCTCGAGGAGCTCTGGACCTCCCGCCGCCCCGTGGTGGAGCAGCTGAAGGAGGACGTCGCGGCGGCCTACGTGGACGCCAAGGACCGCGTCTTCGTGGTCTACACCGACGTCGCCTGCTGGTACACCTTCCAGGCGGCCTACCCGGCGCAGAAGCTGTCGCTCACCGAGCTCGAGGCGGGCAACTGCGTGGAGATGGGCGTCTACAAGTCCACCGCGGCCAAGCTGGCCACCGACGCGGCGGGCAACCCGGACGACAACTTCAACATCCAGCCGCTCCGCAAGGAGGACGGGACCATCCTCCTCCGCGGGTTCAACACCCAGCAGGGTGAGCAGCTGAAGGCCAACACCATGCTCGTCACGGAGTTCGACTACGTCGGCGTGACCGACTGGGACCTCTCCGAGGTGGGCGACGCGAAGGTGTCCACGAGCGTGAACTCCGTCAACGGGTACAACGACCTCAAGGACATCCGGATCGTCCGGACCATCAAGCAGCGCTGGCTGCGCCCCGGCAACATCTACGCCTGGGCCGACTGGGACTACGTGGGCAGCCACTACCGGATCGGCAAGGTCGACACCTACCAGGAGAAGCGGGGCTCCGAGGTCATGTTCTTCAGCTGGGGCTACGAGGCCTTCGGCTACGGCAACATCGCCGGCGTCCGGAAGCTGGAGCTCTTCTCCGCCTCCGCGAACCCCGAGTCCGACGCGACCGAGGACACGGGCGTGGAGATCGTCCAGCCCTTCGCCGAGGATCACATGATCCTCAACAACAGCGCCAGCGACGGCGGCTGGATCCCGACCGTCGAGCTGTAGAAGCTCGACCCCACCACCTTCCGCAGGAGGCCTGCCTGATGTACCGCATCAAGACCATCCAGCGGGGTAAGCGTCCAATCAACTCGAGATCGTCGTGGCAGCGGAGGCTTCCGGGCTTCCGTTACCCGACGATCCCGGTGATCGGGACACAGCGCTTCACGCCCGCACAAGAAGTACCTGTGCCCCTGGCCTTCCTCGTGCGACACCGTCGCATGCTGCGGGCACTCCTTGAGGCAGGCATCTGCAAGGTGTTCGCCCGAGACAAGGAGGTCAAGCTCGATGCCTTCCTGAAGCTCGTCGAGCGCGGCGTGCCCGAGACCACTCCGGAGACCGTGTCCGAGAAGTTCTCGGAGCTGGTCGGCGAGACCAAGGAAGTCGCCGGCGAGCTCGAAGAGGTGCTCTCGGAGACGTCGGAGGTGATGGAGGAGCTCGCCGATGCTCGTGCCCGTGACGAGGATGGCCAGTTCGTCGGGGATGACCCTGCCACTCCGGACGTGGACGAGGCGTGGAAGGACGGCAAGGGTCCCGACGAGGAGCCCGAGCCGGAGCCCGAGCCGGAGCCTGAGCCGGAGCCTGAGCCGGAGCCCGACGAGGAGCCCGAGCCGGAGCCCGAGCCGGAGCCT